AGATAGAATGGCTGGAGAATATGGACGTTATATGGAAAGCCGCGAAAGATATGGGGCAGGTAGCCAAGAAACAGATAAGTCTTTTATGTATATGGTAAAAGCGCTTGAAGATTTTGTTATGGTCCTAAAAGAAGAAGCCGATAGCCCAGCACAAAAACAACAATTAATGCAAGCACTACAAAATAGTATGAGATAATATGTATCGTTATTATAATGCCAATGCTTTAAATAAATATGAAGATGATTGCGTTATTCGCGCAATTTCCTGTGCTACAAATAAATCGTGGGATTATGTGTATGACTATTTAAGTGATATAGCACAATATGAAGGCACATTATTAGATAAAAGAGAATTTGTAAGGAATTATTTAGATAGAACTTATAAAAGGCTTCCATATATATATGGAACTGTTGGCGAGATTTCTGCAATGTTTCCATACAATACCGTTCTTATAACAATGCGTGGTCATATTGTTTGCTCTAAAAATGGTGTAATATATGACACATTTGATTGTAGAGATAGACAAGTTGAAGATGTTTGGCTTGTAAATTAGAGTGCTTTATGCACTCAATATGGGCATATAGCCAAGTGGTAAGGCAAAGGATTGCAACTCCTTGAGCGTGCGTTCAAATCACACTATGCCCTCCAAAATATTGCTTTTTATTTTAAATTATTATATAATTTATTTGCGTGGGTTTCCCAAGGCACTTTGACATTGGAAACATCTAGCCTCACACTTTATTATTAAAGTAAATAAAGTAAAAAAGCACGCCTGATGAGATTTAAAAAATCGAAACATTAAAAAATGTAGCGTGGAGTTCTCCAAGTGAGGGAATAACTGAGAACCTAGGAGTGCCATATTAATTGTGGGTGTATATTTTAAATAATACTCCCAACCCGAGTTCGACTATTGTCGGCATTAAGAGTGTGATAAATTGCACTCTTTTTTTTATGTATGATATAATTAATTTAGAGGGTTGCTCCAATCAACCCTCGACTTATAGATTGGAGGTATAAGTTATGGAAATTTGGAAAGACATAGAAGGATATCAAGGGTTATATCAAATTAGTAATCTAGGAAACATAAAAAGTCTACATAATTATCGAAAAGGTAATATATTAAAACCCAGACTTAAAAAAGGATATTATCAAATTGGATTAAGAAAGAATAACATTAGAAAATGGTATGCAATACATAGACTTGTAGCAAAAACTTTTATATCAAATCCAAATAATCTGCCACAAGTCAATCATATTGATGAAAACAAATTAAATAATCGTGTAGATAATCTTGAATGGTGTACAGTTCATTACAACAATTGTTATGGCAATAGATTAAAAAGAGTGGCAATTAATAATAAATTAAGAAAATCAATAATACAATATGATTTGAATGGAAATTATATAAATGAATATATAAGCATTGCTGAAGCAGGTAGACAAAATAATATATCAACTAGCAATATATGGTTATGTTGCAAAGGGAAATATGCTCAAGCAAAAGGATTTGTATGGAGATTTAAAAGTGAGGTGATGTCTAATGTCGATAACATATAACAACATATATTGGGTTGGAAATTTAAATGTTATCGGAGGTCGGCGTCGAAACATTTATGTTTGAACTCGCTAAAATGTTTCAAGATTATGATCTTGTTATTTATTATAATTATATACCTAAAAATCAACTTGATAGATTGCAAAAATATGTAAGATGCATAAAATATAAAAACGAAAAACTTAAATGCAAAAAATTGTTTATGAATTATGACATTTCAATAATTGATAAAGTAGAAGCAGAAGAATATATTGAAATAATACATGCTGTTTTTAAATACAATCAATTAAAACCACATACACACGATAAAATAACAAATTATTATGCAGTTAGCGAGGAAGCAAAAAATAGTTTTGAAGAATTAACAGGTAAAAAATGTGGAGTATTACATAATCCATTGCAAATTGACAAACCGAATAAAATATTAAAGTTAATAAGTGCAACAAGATTGGCCATTGATAAAGGCAAAATAGCATTTAGAATGCAAAAATTAGTTAATGAATTAGAAAGCAATAACATACCTTATCAATGGTTAATATTTACTGATGGCCAACATTTAATTAATGGTAAAGGGATTATATATTGCCAGCCTAGATTAGACATAAGAAATTTTATTGCAGAATGTGATTATTTAGTTCAATTAAGCGATACCGAAGCATTTTGCTATTCGGTGTTGGAAAGTTTATATTTAAATACACCAGTTATTGTAACGCCTATACCTTGTTTTATTAATGAAATGAATGTAAAAAATGGCAAAAATGGTTATATATTGGATTTTGATATGAAAGAGATTCCAATTTTTGAAATATATAACAAAATACCTAACTTTGAATATCAACCATTAAAAAATGAATGGGAAAATATGATAGTTAAGAAAAAAGGAAACTATAAGGAGGAATTAAAAATGAAATTTAAAGTAAAGGCATTAATCAATTTTAACGATTTGGAGGAAAACAAGCAAAGAAAAATTGGCGAAGAATTTGAATGTTCTAAAACAAGATGTGATTATTTATTAGAACATAAGGCAATTGAAGTTTTAGAAGAAGTTAAAGAAGAATTACCAAAAGTTAATGTTGAAAAAGTAATTGAAAGTGCAAAAGATGACAAAGAATTTGTTGAGCCAATAAAACCTAAAAAGAAAAAATCAAACAAAAAATAAACGCGATTTTGCGTTTTTTTTATTTTATGCTATAATAATTTTAGAGTTCGAAAGAGCTTTACTTGATCGAGTTCATCACTCGTAAAAATAAATGTTGGAGGAAAATATGAAAAGAGAAAATTTAGACTTTTTAGAAAGTGAACAAGTTGATAAAGTTATGGCACTTTATGGCAAGGCAATTGCAAAAAAAGATGCCGAAATAGAAACTTTAAATAATTCAAAAAAAGAATTAGAAGAAAAAGTTGCTACTTACGAAACTAAAATCAATGAGTTTAATGAAAGTGCTAAAGACAATGCTGAATGGAAAATTAAATATGAGGAGTTGCAAACCTCAATTAAGGAACAAGAAGCAAAACAAAAAGCCGAAGAAGAAGAAAAGATATTAACTGAAAATATCAACGCTTTATTTGAAGGCAAAACGTTTACTAGCGAATATGCAAGAAATGGGCTTTTAAATGATATTAAAGAGGGATTAAATAAGCCAGAAAACAAAGGTAAAGGTATTCAGGATTTATTTGACGAATTAACGAAAGATAAAACTGATATTTTTACTAATCCTAATCAAATAAAAGACATGGCTGGCATGGGAGATAGTGAGCAAGATAATAACACAAAAGAAATGCCAATTATGTGGTAAAAAAGGAAGGAATGATTTATAATGGCAAGAATAGATGCTTTATCTATTGATTTAAGAACAACAGGAAAAGACAAACTTGCTGAAGAATATGGAAAAGTTATAGAAAACTTACAACATGTTACTTTAGCTGCAAGACTAAAAAACCAAGATTTAAGTGGTGATCCTACTGCCGGAACAGTAGAAGCAAAAAGATTCGTAAACGCACAAGGAAAAGCTTACGGAACTGCAAGAACAAATGGCAAAGGCGATTATATCAAAGCTGAACCAGTTGTAATTGCTATTAATGATGACACTGAATACATTGAAGAAGTTGAAGAAAAAGACCTAAAAACTTATGGTGTTGCTGGTTTAATTGAAAGAAGAACTCGTAATCATCAAAACGCTTTAGCAGTTGAATTAGATACTAAATTCTTTGCAGAAGCAAAAACTGCTGGAACTCAATTTACACCAAGTGCTGGTGCAACTGCAGTTGAAGATGAAATTGAAGAAGCAATCCAAGCAGTTGAAACAACTAAAAATGATTTTGTTCAAGGTGTTCCTCGTAACATGATTGAAATTGTAATGAGCCCAGCTTATTATGGAAAATTAAGAAATAAAATTAACTCTATTTCTAACTCAAATAAATTAGGCGTAGTACCTAACTATGAAGAAGGAACATTTAACAACGTTCGTGTTTACTCAAGCGTATTCTTACCTACTGGCACTGATTATATTGTTATGGTAGACGGCGCAGTAGCACAACCTGTTATGACTTCAATTTACAATCCTGAAAAAGTACAATTAAGCAATGCAACAGCATTTGGTTTATTTGCTTATAAAGGAACAAAAGCAGTTACACCAGATTTAATAATCTATAAAGGAACAACAGTAAGTTTATAATTTTAGATAAGGAGGGCGTTTATGGAATTTAATGGGCAATACCTAACCTATGCTGAAT